TCAAGCTGGCCACACCATCGGATCGAGTTCAGCCAGAAACTCTTTAATCGTCGGCTGAGAAATCAGACCCTTCTGAAAGTCCGACAGCACCTGATACCCCTTGGCGTTTTGAGCATCCATCCACTGCGCGAACGCGATGCCCTCTGCTTGGAATGGACCGGGATAGCCCGCCCGAACCGAGCAAGAAATCCGGTCGGCGTAGCGATGTGTTTGAGCTTCAGCGTCAAGCCTGGCGGTCAGCGCGGCATCGTAGTCGGCCAAGGTAGGCAGCGTGGCAGCATAGGCCGCGTCGTAGCCCGCTTGATCTGCAATCGACCACACGCCACCCGAGTACGCCCACACACCGCCGAACCAGTTGGCAGGGAGTTCGGCATCTACCAAAGTAGCGTTCGTGGTGTTGAAGTTCCGATCGATCCAGCCCTCCCCGCGCACCGCATCTGTCAGGGTGATGTCGTTGCCAGCGTGGATAGCCCGGCTGTCTGAATTTCGAATAATGGTTTTCATATTGCGAGCCCGATCTCAAGGGTAGCGGAGTTGAGGAACTGAGAGGTGCCCGCCGAGGCGTATAAAGCTCTGTTGGCCGTCAGCGCAATAGCCGCTTTTTCGGCAACACCGAATGACACCTTGGCGCCGGCTCCCGCCACGCATACGGTGCTGTTCACGACATCAATCACCAGGTACCGCGCCGAACCGTTGCCGAACATGTAGAGGAACTTTGTTGGCGACAGGGTTGTAATAACGGCGTCATTGTTGTCTACCGCGTAGGCAGCAAGTGTGTAAGCTGCCCCCTCCGTGATTGTCGTGCCGGAAACCGTAAGAACTTTTGCTGACGCGAACACTGTGGTCACCGCTGCATAGACCCACAGCGCCTTCGTGGCGCTGAGCCAGGCCAACACGCCCGGTAGCGACGTTGTTGCGCCGGTCAATGACACGGGAGTTCCCGGCGTAACCGACGTTCCCAAGATATCAAAGACGATACCCTTGGGAATCTGTCCACCGGTCTGATCGTTGTACACCCCGAGCACCTTGGTGTCCGATAGCGCGCACAATTTTGGATAGTTACTGATCGCTTGACCGTAGGAAACGACCCCTCCTGCTGTCACTGTCATCCCGGAAATGCTGAGCACTACAGCGTAAGCCGCGGTCGCGGCATAAGTGAGCAACGCTTTTGTGCTGGAGAGGGCTGCGATATCCCCGTAGTATGACAGCGCAGCATTTACTGCGAGGAATGTGCCAACAACAATCGTCCCACTGGAAACATCAAGGACCACGGCACGAACGCCGGTGGTCATGTCAGAGTAGAAGAGCAAAGCCTTGGTCGAGGACAGCGTTGTGATCCCGGCCTTTAATCCACCAGTGGTGCTGCCGGTTACCCCGACCTCTACCATCGAAATCTGACCGGTTGAGTCCAGGAGAGCCGCCTTCTGCAGGTAAGTACCATTAGTGTAGTAAGAGATAATCGCCGTCGTCTCTGTCAGCTTCGTACCAATCATCCCGGCGATACCCACCGCGTTCAAGACGCTTGCTGGTCCCTGCGTAAAGGAATTCCCCTGATAAGGGAACACCCCTGTCGCCCAGGAGCCGTCTGAGGTTCCTGAATTGGTCAGGAACAGCATCACTTTTTGGTTGATCCCAACGGCTTGAAGCACCGCGCCCGAGGCCAGTTTGATGATGAGGGGCAGCCCGGTCGCGGCGATAACGAAGATCGCGCCGCCCGTAGTCAGGCCGGTCGCGTTTGGCAAAATGACCGACATCCCTGCGGCTGTCATGTTGACGACCTGGACCCGGTTGGATGCTGCCGTGAGGGAGATGTCGACAGCGCTGGTCACTTCGGACGCCCCCCCGTTGTCTGCCCCTGTCTCTGCAATAATGCTCACAGTCCAGGCCGCGAAAGTCCCAGACCCACCGATCTCGGAGGCTGAAATAGTAAGGACGCCTGTCCCTGTGTTGTAGGCGGTGATGACGCCCTTCATGTAATTGACGGGGCTCGCGCTAGAGGAAACTTTGACGGCCATTCCAATCGCAAAGCCTTTCCCGGATTCCACGGTCAAGGTCCTGCTGCCCAACCCTACGGCAAATGACGTGGTGCCTGTAGCCCGAACGCTGGAGCCATAGACTGCCGCACTGTCATTAATCTCATTGGCTACCGCATTCACCTCAGCAGCAAAAGCAGGCAGAGCCCCGAGGAAGGCGTCCCCCCTAGAAGCAAAACTTGCAGAGTCCGCACGGGAGGGCGGGGTGGGTAGTGCGGTAATCGTGGTCATATCAACCCTTCAATCTGGAGAGAACAGTAGGAATAGCTGAACGTAGCAAGATCAACTTCAAAGTCTTTAAAGAACCCGAAGATGATCAGGCTAGTGTGATTTTCCGAGGCAACCCACACGGTCGGTGTGGAGCGCACGGCAGATAAAGTCTGATGAACGCGGTCGAGATCTGACGTGGGGAATAACAGGCTCACCGTCATGCGCTTACTAAAACTGCGTTTTGTCAGCACAGTGTTGCCGAAGCCATCCGTTTCCTTCCGGCTGTAATCCACGATGCCGGCTCTCGCCCCGTACTGCGCGTCGCCCAGCCCAGACAAACTCCCCACCACCATATTTCCCACCTTGACGGCAGTAGCGTGAGTCAGGGTAATGGTCAGCACCCCATTGGCGTAGCTGGGCAGGTCCAGGAGTACGACGTCGGTCTTCGTGCGGAAAGGCCCGAAGAAATACCCATACCAATCAGCCGCTCGGAGGTCATCTACCAAGTCCAAGGATTTGGAATAGACCGTATCTCCCCCGGAGGTCATGGTCACGGTCAGCGCTTCTGCCTGCATGTTGATCAAGGCAAGGCTGTTGATTACACCTGGGGTCACCGTCACAGTCAGGCTGGTTCCGGCCACGGTCTGCGTCGACACGATGGCGTCGAACATGGCCCAGCGGTTCGTCGGACCAACGTCAAGCCACCACGTACTCGCCGCAGCCGTAGGGTTGTTCCCCGTATTGGCTGCCTGCAGTGATTTGTAAATGCGGTGGGTGTTGGTCAGGATGACATACGCCCCCAGGGCATAAGTCGCCCCCCCAGCCCACGCCGCGTAGTCGGTCTCAGTGACCGTGCTGCTGGTAAGCAGGCTGTCGGTCAGGAGGGTCGGGCTGATGAGCTTCATGCCGCCACCGCCGGCATGCCATCAGCGTCGAACTTTTCGAGCACCTTGGCGGATCGTTTGGACGCGTTAACCACCGCAGCATTTCCCATATTATTGTCCGCTCTCAGTTGGGCCAACTCCTCTCGAACCGCTTTAAGCTCGGCGACCACGGCGGCAAAGGCACCCCCGGTCTGGCTGGCTGTTGAGACGGTGCCGGGTGTATCAAAATTGACAATCTCCGGGCCTTGCTCCCCGACCAACGCCAAGCCGCCACCGTATGCGCCGCCGGAGGCGAAGGCGGGGATAGTCAGCTTCGGCGCGGTACCGGAAGCCACCGCCCCGGCGCCCAGGGCTTCGAGATTCCTGAGATCAGCGATCACTGTCCCGAAAATCGTGGCGTAGCTGACGTAGTCGGAGACCGTGAGTTTGCCGATATTGAGCAGGGAATCCGCGACTCCCCGCATATCGGACACAGCCTGAGCATCACCGGTGCGAGCCATGACAAGATTTTCGTCGTACTGACGCTGAGCCTCTGCCAATTTCTGGGTCGGGTTGAGTGTAGTCATGTTGCCCACAAGCAGGGCGTCAGCCAAAGACTTGACCACGTCCCGTAGATTGCCGAAGGTGCTCTCCAGTGTGTTGATCTCGTCCGTGAAGGTGGCGATGGACTGGTTGAACAGGTCTGCGTACTGCCCTTCGGTAATCTTCTTGGAAGCCAGCGCGTTGGACAGCTTATTGAACGTATTTTCCAGCGAGACTGCATCAAAAGCCTGCAGGCCATCCATGAGCAGGGAGACGTCCCGAATCTGGGTGTCGCTGCTGCCGGAGAAGGAGTCCAGTTCCGCGATCCGCTTCGCAGCTTCAGACGCCGCCTGGGTGGTCATTACGGCGGAGGCGATGCCAGAAGCCATGCTGATCAGAGTGGCACTGCGGTAGGAGCTCCCCTCGGTCAGTGCCTGCTGTTTTCCCGCAGCCCCTTCGGCGTACATCTGCAAGGCGGCGCTGAGTTGCTCAGAGGTTGCGGTGCCGTCTGCCATGACGCCGTTACCTCCACCCATCATGCCCATGTACCCGGTCATGACCGCAGCAGCGGACTGGCCGAACACGGAGCTGGCCGAATTCATCCGACCAATAGATTCTCCGACTAGGGCAACAGGCTCAGAAGCCGCTTTAGCAGCAACCCCCAGGGCAGCGACGTTTTCTGCCAGGGAGTTGAAGTAAAACTGGATGCTTGCCATGCCGGCACTGGCGAGGCGATTGGCCGAGGTCCCACCGGCAAGGCGGGCGTCATTGACGTTGTATTCACCCCCGCCGAACTGGTCATTCAATAGGGCCAAGCCCTTGCCGTAGTCGATTGCGTTGATCGCCCCCCGAATCAGGGCGCTATTGATTGCATTCAGGCCGTCGGCGTAAGCAATTGCGCCCTGCCCGATCATTAGCTGACCATTGAGGTACTTGCTCTCGATTGCAGCCTTGTAATCGTATTGAGCCGCATTGACCGACGCGATGCCGGGGCCGGTAGAGGTGTAATTGGTGCGGATGCTGGCCTTGACCGCGACATCTAGTGCGCTGCTCAGCGCGTCTGCAAGAGCACCCTGCACCGAAATTCCGTAGCCGTCGGCAATTTCTTTACGGATGGAATATTTAACCTCGTCACTGGCAAATTGTGCCGAATAACCGCCGCCTGCATTCGGCAGCGACAGCGCATTAGCGCTTTGGTAATTGCCGATCTCAACCATAGCCTTGACCTGTGCAAGCTCGGCTTGATGGTTGAATGCGCCAGCGTTGAATTGCTTGGACTCCCACCGTGCGAAAGCGGCATCGAAGTCTGCACGCTGGTTAAAGTCTCCGCGAAGGGGTCTATCGCCCTGCCGAGACAGCATGTAGGTTGCCGGATCAAGCGGCGCTTTGGAGAGGGTGGCGAGGACGGCACCTTCAATGTCCCCGGACTTCAGGCGGCTGGCCATCAGCGAGTCTGCGGCTTGATCCTGTACCGATTGCGCCAACGCTTTGATCTGCGTCGTGTAATTCGACAACTCGTCGGCAAATGGCGATTTGGCGATCTCGGCCAGCTTGACGTTTGCCTCGTCGATGTAGGAGACGAAGCTGGATATGCTGTCGAATTCGGATGCGCTGAAAGCCAGCGCCCCGAGGTTGCCGTTCACCGTGCCTTGCGTGATGGATTTTTGCAGATCGTCAAACGCGGCCTGCATATCGCTCAGTGACGTGCTTGCAGCCTCGGTCGCCTCGTTGCGTGCGGCGATCAGCGCGGCGCGATCCTTGGCGAGCGCTTCAGCGGCATCCGTGACTGCGGTAGATACGTCAGTGATAGCCGGGACGAGGTTGGCAAAGCCGCCCTGCAAATCCATCATTGCCTTAAATGTGGCTTGACCACCCGTAGTGGCGAGGTCGAGACCATCCACCATTGCCCGGAATTCCTCGCGGGTCTTCGGCATGGTGACATTCAGGGCTTCAAACGACTTGCCCATGTCTTCCATCGCCTGGGCGCGTTGCTCTTCCTGCGAGTAGAAATTGGCGTAATAGGCGCTGAATGAAGTACTGAGCGCATCAATGCCGCCGAATGCTTTGCTTAGGCCGTCAATGGCTGTAATTGCTTTATTCGTGTCGCTGCCGAACGTCTCTTTGATCGAGACGCCCATCATGTCAAGGATGCGGCTTGTGCCTGCGACTTCGACCATCACGCGATTGAATGCGGCCTGCCATGCCTCCTCGGGCAGTCGCAGCGTTTCAATGCTCGGCAGGAAGGCTTGTGCCATCTTGGCATTAACGTCAGAGGCCAGCGCGGCTAGCACCTTGTCAATGTCGCCAGACTTCGTGTCGAGGTTGATCGAAGTCGAGAAGGCGTTGATCTTGCCGGCCAGGTCGGTATCGTCGAACTGATTCGCCAGCGCTTTGAAACTCGTCTGCGTGGCTTTGAAAGTCGCGTCGATTGCGTTATCCAGCGCAGCCAGCATTACCGGGTCGGTGGATAGGACGGGGGTTTTGCTGACAGCCCCGAAAAAGCCGCCGTTCTGTAGCGAAGGCATATAGCCGGACACTTCTTCCGGACGATCGCCGCCTGTCCATTCCCCGCCGTCGCTGCTACCGCCCGAGAAGCTAAGCGGGTGCGCCCTCTGCCACAGCGCATATTCGGCGTCCCATGCTGCGACGAGGGCGCTGTTATCAACCCCGGCAATGGACGGTGTGTCGCGCAGGTCGCCAAGGTTGGCGAGGTCGGATGCCCGTGTTCGTTCGCCATAGGTAGGGGTGACATATCCGGTCATCCCGTTTCTGCTCAACCCGCCGCCGAAAAACGCCTCAATGATGGCATCCTTGTTATCAGTGAGCGGCATCCACTTTTTCATTTTGTCGCCGGATTCCCACCAACCGCCGTCAGCTTCCCACTTCGTTGCAGCCGAGCCTGTGAAGTTGCTCCCGGCGTAATCGCCCTTGATGGCAACGCCGTCGAACTCGTAGGCTTTGCGGCTTCCGGCTGCGGAGATGGCCCCGGCAATGGCTGGGATAGCGAGCACCCAGGCGCCGGTTGCCGCTTCGCCGAGCATTGAAGCCCAGCCAGTTGTTGCTGCGGCTTCAGTACCTACAGCAACGCCGCCCCAAGATCCATTTGCTGCAATCAACGCCCCGAGAGAGTCTCCGCCGAGAGCGCCAACGCCATTTGCGTAGGCGAGCGATGCGGCACTCGCTCCCGTCGCCGACCCCGCACCAACGAGGCTTGCCGCAGTATTGACGGTCGAGTTGTACCCTGTTGCTGCACCGTACAGGCTGTAAGCGCTACTGGCATTGTTCGCCAAGCCGAGATAGTTTGTGCCGGCACCGCCGTTGCTGCCCGATGTGCCCAGCACGCCATTAATCGCGGCATTGCCGAGCGTGCCGATGATGTTGCCCGTACCACCGACCACCGTCTGTATCACCAGCTTGAGCGCGGCGGTCTTGAAGGTGTTTTTGAGATTCTTGATAAACGAATCGCCGAACGATTCGCCGGACTCGAAGGAGCGCATGAGCGCGTCGGTCAGGCTGCGTTCGATGTCGTCGGAGAACTTTTCCCATGCCTTGGCTGAATCCTTGGCGGCATCAATCGTCACCTTTTTTGCGGCCACATTGACGCCGGTCAGGGCTTGTTCGCTCAGTTCGCCAGCGGCCTCCCGTTTGGCGGCGGCCAGTTCGCGGTATTGCTGCGCCACTTCCGGGAGGTATTGCAGGACATCAAGGTTTTGCGCGGCTTCTTCCAGCCCTTGCGCCGCAAGGATTTCCCCGGCAGCGGCCGCGTCAAGTTTGGCAGCGCGGTAATTGGCCAGCTCTTCGGTCGTCATCCCAAGCGTGGCCAGCTCATCGCCCATTTTGTCCGTGGTTTCGGCCAGGCTCTTGCTGCGCTTTTGCTCGTTGCTCAGGTAGCTGCTTAACGACTTGTCGTGTTCGGCGTAGAGCTTGAGCTGTTCCTTGATAACTGCCGATTCTGCATCGGCCTGATTTTTCAGGTCGCTGAGATATTCCTTATGTGCTTTTTCGGCTGCGGCTTTGCCGGCGCTGCTCCCGGCGCCTTTCTTGTTGATCTCGGCCAGCTTTACTTGGTGAGCGGCAAGCTGGGTCTCGTATTCCTTCCCGTTGGTGCCGATGACTGCGGTCAACGCCTTAAAACGGTCTTTTTCTGCCTCTACCTGTTTTTGCTTTTCGGTTTTCAGGCTGTCCGTGTAAGTGGCAATCGCCTTTTTGCGCTTCGCCGTCATCGCCTCTTCGGCAGCGATCTGTTCGGCGTGCCAATCGAGCAGGCTTTGATCTGCAGACGCGGCCGCTTTCGCCTGCGGCTGTTTGGCCGCGACTTCATTACGTAGCTTGCGCAGGGCTTCACGCAGGCTATTCACCGCCTTCTCATCGGCTTTTAGGCCGGCCTCCATGGCACCGCGGCTGTCGGCTGGCAGGTCGTTGTAGCCATAGCCCAGCCTGTCGCGGTTGGCGATGCTGGTCGACAAGCGCTTTTCAGCTGCCGCCAACTGGAATTCCAGCCCGGTTTCTGTCTCGTGTAGTAGCGAATCAAGCGCCTTGGTGCCGGAGACGGCCAACGTAACGCCAATCACGATCGGATTGGCGGCAAACCTAGCCAGCGCAGCCAATGCACCGGAAAGCTTATCGACCGCAGCAATAGCAGCCAGAATGGCGGCGATTTCGCCCACAGTCTTTATCGCTGCGCCATACTTTTCGCCAAAGTCACGAGCCGCTTCGCCGGCATTGCTCATACTTTGCGCCATTGAGGTCATGGCCGTAGCTAGGTCGGCACTGATGCCAGCCCCTTTGTCGAATTCGTAGAAGGCTTTGCTGGCCCCGTCCTTGAGCACGGTAAAGGCTTGGCTGATGGTCGGGGTCATCTTGGCAAACTCAGCCGCGATGGCCGGGGCCTGCTTTTCGAGGGCGCCCATGACTTCCTGCGCCGTCAGCTTGCCCTCTTCGCCGAGCTTTTTCAGTTCGCCGACACTCTTGCCCATGCCGTCAGCAATGGCCTGCGCCAGTCGTGGCGTCTGTTCCATGACGCTGTTCAGTTCTTCGCCACGCAACGTGCCCGAGGCGAAGCCTTGGCTCAATTGCATCAGCGCGGCTTTCATGCTTTCGGCACTGCCACCGCCGATGGTCATGGCCTGCGAGATGCTCTTGGTGATGCCGAGCATGCGCGATTGTGAGACGCCTAGCTCATTACCTGATCTAGCCAGCCGGGCATAGGTTTCAGCCAGCGCGGCGTACTCAACGCGGGATTCTTGAGCGATCTTGAATAGGGCGCTTTGGGCTGTCGCTGCGGCATTGGCCGATACTGCCACCAGGCTGATGCGGCTGGCGGCGGTGGTGAATTCGTCAAGGGCACGTGCGGCGCCGCTCAGGCTACCGGCTAGACCCTGGAAGACAACAAATGCGCCGCCAAGGTGAGCAACGTCCGCAATCGCCCGTTTGGCGCTGCCGCCCATGTGGTCGATTGACTTTGAAACGTGATTAACGCCATTGACAACAACATTGTCGCCCTCTAACCTTAATTTTAGGACTACATCATTTGCCATGAAATTACTCACTTTCGCTGTTTATCTGCCCATCGCCGCTGCAATGCTGCTTTTCGTCTATCTGACGACCGGCGGCTTTGGTCTAGCCATCGTTGCTGCCGCCGGTGCGCTCAGGTTTGCGAGTGCCACACCGCCCAAATCCTGAACGCGGACGTAAAAACCCCCGCTCCCGGTATTCTCCGGGGCGGGGGCTGGGTTCTTAAGGGGGGCGGGGTTCGGTGGGCTGCCTGTCCGCTACCTGTTCGCCGAGGCGCGCTGTTCTGCCCACAGGGCGAGCGCGGCGCGTTCCATCACTTGTAATGCGCCAAAGATGGCGGCGCTGTCTTTCTTTTTGACGCCCAGACTTCTTTCAACTTTTGAAATTGCCTCGTAACGCAGCCCCTCACGGCCGCCCATGCTGCTGTGCCACTGGGTCTGCAGGGCGATAAAGACCTGGGCGGCTTGCCAGTTTTCCGGGTAGACGTCGCAGGCCTGCTCTTCCAGGTCGTCCTCGGTCAGCCCGAGAAAATCCATTTCGGCAGCGCCCATGTCTTTTTCAAAGAGCGAGCGCGCCACCGCAATCAGTTTTTTCGGCGCGACTCCATCAGGTTGGCACGGAAGCACTCAAAGAGTTCACCGCCCGCCGCCGGGTAGTTGTCGAGCAGTTCGGCCAGCGCATCCGGACTGTATTTTTCGTCGATACCGTCCCAGCCGGTGATGATTTCACCCAGCGCTTCGGCGTCGGTTTTGCCCTCCAGGTTGGCGAAGTAATCCTTGATCTTGTTTTTGGACAGGTGCTTAAAAGTGACCGTCACGCGCGCCGGCTTGTCTTGGCCGGGCACCGAGATTTCAGCGTTGGCGGTGAAGGTCGGGTTGGGTTGGAGCTTGAGAGACATGGCGGATTCCTTGGTGGGTTAATGCTGGATTCCCGCCTGCGCGGGAATGACGGAAGCGATATGGGGGAGGTGGAAGCCGGAAGCCGGGGAATAGGGAGTATGGGCGTCGCCAGTTGCTGACAACGCCCCGACTAACCGCTCCCTACCACCCTCCCGGCTTAGCTTTACGACGTGTAACGCATCGGCGGGGCGTCGAAGGCGACACTGATCTTGGTGGTGAGCGCTTCGTTCTTGGTGATCATCGGCACTTTCATGAGCGACCAGTAAACCGAGGCGACCAGTTTGGAGCCGTTGGGGAAGCTGTAGCGGATGCCGTAAGGGGTACTCGCGTCGGAGGCCGCCCCAACGTCGGCATACCAAGGCAGCGCGGGATCGTCGAACACTTCATAGTCGGCGGTGACGGCCGAGCGGATGGTGGGGATCTTGCGTTCCACCACATCATCAATCGCCGTCACGTCGGCGTACTGCTGATCGCCGCCGGAGGAACCCAGGGTTTTGACCTGGGAGAGGTTCGACCAGGCGGTAATGCGGCGGATGGACCCCGCGCCGGTGCCGGGCGGGTAGTTGGTGGTGTTGTTGGTGTCGAACTTTTCCAGCGTGATGTCGTTGGTGGCAACGGTCTTGACGCGGTGAATCTGGCCGTCGAGCTTGCCCCAGCCGGATTTGATCTCAAGGTAATCGCCAATCACAACGCCATGCCCCACCGCCAGCGTGGCAACGGCTTCGCCCGCCAGCGCGGAATTGGTGATGGCGGTCATATTGACCGAGTTGCCATAGGTTTTTGCGACGGCGAGAACGGTGCCGGTTGCGAGGGTTTTTGCCATGGGTAGTGCTCCTTTTAAAAATCGACCAGAAAAACAACAAACTCGTCGGCCCACATCATCTGGCCATCCGAGAACTGCACCAGGCTGCCCGAACTAAAACGCGGGGCGACCTGGGCGTCGGGTAACAGCAAACTGCCCAGCGCCGTGCGTACTGCCCGGCGCAAGGCATCAAGATCAGCCAGGGCGGCGCCGCCGGTGATGTCGCGCCGATTGGCCACGACCAACACCACGGCAAAGACGACGCGCAGCAGGCCGTCGCCGTCCATGTCCTCATCCGTCACCTGCTCCGAATGCGGCATGACAAAGCAGGCCGGTGCCGCCAGCGTGCCGGCGGCGGCTGCCTCGAGATCTGCGGCACCGCCGACTTGACGGACGCCGGACAGTGCGGTTTTGAGGTGGGCGACGATGGGAGAGAGATTCATCGCGCGTCCTTAATAACCGGCCAGGCCATCGGCGTTAAAAATCCGCGCCGGGGCGCTGTGGCTCACGCTCATGCTGCTGGCGGCCGGGGCCGGCACCACCGCCGCATCAAGCATGACTTCGCCGCTGGCCATCGACTTCAATAGCCGCACGGCGTCCTTGTAGCGTTCCTTGACGGCCTCAATCACCCGGTCGTCGTAGATGTAATAACGGGCGATGTCGCAGGTGATGCGCCCGAGCACCGCTGGCGCGCTGGCCAGCGGCAGCTGGTAACGCGCCGCCAGGTAACCGTCGATCTCCGCCTCGGCATCGGCCAAGGCCCGGCCAACCACCGCCGCATCAATCACGCTGCCATTGATGCGGTCGGTGAGCTGGGCCAGCTCGGCGCTACCGAAGCGGGTTTCAAGGTCGGCTTGGGTGGCGTAGGGCATGGCTTACTCGGGCAGCACCGGCGGCAAGGGCAGGCAGGCCGCCCCGGCCAGGATGAGCGAATCGGCCTGAGCCACCGGCACGGCAAAGCGTTCGCCGGGAGCGATGGCGGCGCCATCATGGCGGATCGGTTCAATCGCCTGCAGCTCGACCGGGGGCTCGTCGGCGCCAACCGTTGCTTTTTTAGCCGCCATGATCAAGCCACCACGCCGCTGAGCAGAAAGCCGGCCAGGTCGGCAGCGATCACCGGCTTGACGGCATCGGCTACGTCATACAACCAGGTGCGGGTATCCCGATCGTAGCGCGCCGGCGAAACCGCCGGGTAACCGGAGAGCTGGTAGGTGTAGCCAAACGACGGGCGGCCCATTTCGGCCTGGCTGCCCAGCTCGGTGTAAGCGACGATGACGCTTTTGCCCCAGACATCCGAGAAAACTCCGGCATCGGTCGCGGCCACGGCATCGCCGACCAGGACGCGCTGCACGCCGAAGAGGCTGGCCAGCAGCTCGACCGTCGCGACATCGCGGCCGGTGTATTTGATGCGCTCGATAATCTTCGGGTGCATCTTCAGCTTGGCCAGCACCGCGGCACCCATCACCACAACGTTGGGGCGGCGGCCGACCTTGCCGCGAATCGCTTCCTTGGCCGCCTCGATGTCGTTGATCGGGTCGGACACGGCGCCGAAATCGCTCCATTGGCTGGTGCCGGACAAGGTGGCCTTGTTGCTGGCCTGGTAGTTGCCGGCGGCCGTGGCGAGCGCGGCCTGTTCGACCTCAAGGCGCAGCGACAGCGCATCCTGCACCGTGCGGATGGCCGAGGCGGCGAGATTGACGCCGGGCACCGACTGCGCCTCCTCGATCACTTCGACCGGCACCGAGGCGGCCAGGGCGTGGTCGACCAAGGCATAGCTGGCGCTCGAATAGCCCAGGCTGATGCGCTTGATGGCACCGCCCGGCGCACGTGCCGTGTCGTAGGCCATGAAAGACTCTTTACCGAAGGCGAGAATCTTGCCGGCGCGCGCTGCCACCTGCACATGCGGGAATAAGGCGTTGCCGATCAGTTCGTTATTTTGGTAGCCCTGGGCAACGGTCGACAGAATAGGGTCAACGACACGGGCCTGGGCAAGGGACATTTGCGGCATGGGGATCTCCGGTTAAGCAGCGTTAGGAAGCAGCAGGACTTCAATTTTGTCGCCGACGGCACTGGCCGCCTGCAGGGCAATGCCGACGCGGGCACCCGAGGTCACCCAGGTAATCGCCCGGCCGGACGCATCCACCTTGAGCGTGGCCCCGGCGGCAATGGCGGCGCCGGCTTCGACCACGGCGGTGCCTTGCACCGTCACCCCGACGCGCTCGGCGGCCACGCCGGCCGCCCGGGCAACGCCCAGGGCGTAGCCGTCGGCGCCGGTTTGCGCCCCGGCCACCGTCACAAAGCGGTCAGCGACCACCGTGCCGGCAAGCAGCAAAGAAAGATTGAGAAGGGGAATCGCTTGTTGGCTCATATCAATAACTCCAGTCAGGCCACGGCGCGAGCGGCCGTGAGGTAATCGGTTTTATGCTGTGCCTGGTAGGCCAGCGCTTTTTGATGCGTCGCCAGGGCATCGGCGTCGACGCTGTAACCGGACGGCGAGGCGAACTCGACGGGGCTCACACTGCCGGCCGCTTGATCGGCCGTGGCGAATTCGCCGAATTCGATAGCATTGGGCAGCGTTTCGAGAAACGCCTTGAAGCCGTCGAGCAAGGGCTTTTGGGTGTCGCCATCGGCAAACTGGGGGGATTCGTTGGCAAACAGATCCATCGTGGCCACGATCACCGGCAGGCTGGCGGGCAACAGCTTGCCAGCGGCGATCAGGCTGTCGGCAAAGGCCGCGTTCTGGTCGTGCACCTGTTTGATCTGGACGACCTTGGTCGCCGCCTCAGCATCGGCCAGGCGGGTTTTAAGCTGGGCGTTTTCGGCCTCCAGCGCGGCTTTTTCTTCGGGTGTCACGGTCGACGTCTCCTTTGGGGGTAAATCAAGGGGTGCAGCAAAAACGGGGAACAGATCGGCCATCGCGGCCGGGTCGAGGGCAAACTCGACAACGCCTTCTTCATTTTCTGCAAAGGCGAAATCCGGCGTGCGCAGGCCCTGAACGGCCGGGGCTGTGGCGCCGAGAAAACCGACATGGCGCAGGTAATAGACGCCGGGGGCCGGGTTGTTGGGCGCCGTGGGGGCAAAGAATGCGGCAGAGATTTTCTTGAAACGGCCGGCGCTGACCATCTCGGCAAAGGCCGGGTCGACCTGGTGCGGGTCGGCATCCAGCCCGCCCGCGGCAAAGGCCAGGGACTTGACCCAGCCATAAGCCGGGGCGTCTACCTTGGGGTGCCCAACGACAATCGGCGCCTCAAACAGCGCCGGGTTGTAGGCCGCCGCCGAAGCAGCAAGGTCGGATTCGGAAAAAGCCAGCACGGCGCCGCTCATCGCGGTGTGCCGGCCGGGCTTGAAAATCTGCAGGGGGGGTTTTGGATTCGCCATGCCGCCGATTTTGCGCGGCGGGGCGTGGGGTGGTCAGGGGGGCGGGGTTCGGCGCCCTTCGCAACCCAAACAACTAGACAGGCGGACGTTGGTCATCTTCAAGTGAATGTCGACGGTATCGTTCATACATGTTTGCAATCCTGAAAACATGCATAGTTGCTGCCACTACTGAGGTCAGCGCATACAAAAACAGGCCATATCCGATTGCCCATGCAACACTCCTGAATCCATGAATCAGTTCAGCGATGCATGCGGGCCATGGGAAATAAAACCACCATGATTTGGCAATGAGTGCATAGGTCAAGGCAAGCAGTTGAATGATGATGAAGTGCACGAAGGTCGAACAAAGCGAAACGTAAATCGTTGGAACCTCGTTTCCCTCACTATCCGTTTCGGGGTCAGCCAGCAGTTGGCGAAACCGCTCATCGCCAAACCCAATGAAGATAGCGAACCCCCCCAAAGTAAAGCCAAGCAGATTCGGCAAAGCACTGATGACTTCTACCCACCACTCTTTTGCAAGCCATGTGTTGTAAGTCAGAGCAAGCAGTATCAGCGCGGCATGAAAATACGGAGAACGCAACAAGGCTCTAGAGCCACCATAGGCTTTCCAATACCGGCAGAAAATCTTGGTAACACCCTTGTACATCCGTTTATCACCCTAAGCGACTATCGATCGCAAGCGCTGTTCTATCCAGTGCGCTCTGCACGGTATCCATTGCTACATTGATTGGAACGAATTCGACCAGGTTGCGAGCGACTGTTGATTCCTCAACCTTGTTTCCCGCCTGATCAGTCCCAATCGCAAACACTTTACCATTCAGGGCGGCTGCTTTTGCCATTGAGCGAGTCTCATCATCGGCTTGAATTGCCTCACCCCGGCCTGACTGAAGGCGCATTGTCATTTTCTTCAAGTTTTGATTTCGCAATTTCTCTTCCCAGTGTGCCTCGTCATCCTCGCCATCATCCGGATTCGGCCTGTTCAATTCGATAATCAAATTCTCTATCGCTCTCATGCCGAAAATTCGCTCAATACTCTGCTCATCCGGTATGACCGTAACGCTGACTTCAGGATGCTGACTTGCGAGCTCAAGTGCCCTAAATAGATGATCAAGCAATTTTTTGACTGAATCGGCACCCATAGAGTCTTTGCGATCTTTCCTCACAAAATACAGGTGATGCGTCGCGGGTCTGAATACAAATGGGAAAACTTGCAAGTGAGGCAAAAGATTGGACGGGATATTTACCTGGCGCAAATCGTCTTGCGTCGCTACTTCATGCGTTTCAGCATTGAACCAAGGCTCATTTGGGTCAAGGCGTACGAATCGGTAAATAGAACCATTCAATCCATCTTCAGGGCGATCCGGATTGTCGAGATAAACCGATCCAAGCATCAGCATATGAACATTACTGACTCTTAAAGGAAGCCGAAGACGTAGTGCATCATTAAACAACTCAACGTACCGAGCTGGTGAATGCGGGGCATGCATGGCGACATTTAATCCGGAAATCTCAATTGTGCGTGGTTTGGCCACTTCGTTCTCCCTGATGACTACTTTGAATAATTAGATAGGCATTAAGCACCGGAACATGTGCGGAGATCTTCACCCCACCCCCACGCTTCTCGGGCCTGCACAGGTATCGGTGCCGTTGGGCCGGTGGCGCCACAATCCCCGCAAACGACAACCCATGCCCGGCGGTCAAGTTCGACCAGGTTGGTTTGTGTTGAACGACAAAATGGGCAGGCGCCGATGGTTTTCATGGGGCAACATACTACCGACTCTCCGGTAATGTTGTAATCATACGAAGGTCATAGGGCAGGAACTTCTATCGTCGCGCCCGGAGGGAATAGCTGATAACTGCGCCCTTTTTTCTTCCGGAAAACCCAACCCAGCTCATGGGCAAAATACAGGGCGTAGCGGACTTGCTCCTGGGAATACTCGGGGATGCTTGAGTAAATACCGCTTTGCAATAGGCCAGGGGATTCCTCAACCAGGGCGCGGACGCGAACCACGATTTCCTTCACCAGCGGGTCCGCTGAGGCAAATTCCGTCATCCCCTGTTTGAAGCGGGCTTTTGTTTCTGCGTCATGGGTATTGCCAACCATTTCATAGGCGGCCTTATTCATCTGATCACGCATTTCGTCCATAGCCAACGGCGGCGCTGGGGCCAGCTGTGGAGCTAGCTTTACTGCGGCCTTATCCATGCGCCGCAACGCAACCTGACGGTTACGCTCAATACCTTCTTTGTTGATCTTGATAGTGGAGTTATAGATGCTTTTTTTGCTCGTCTTCTTCCCGAACGAGACATTCGGGTCATCCATAAAGCTCTCTTTTCTTGCACGGCGCGGCAAGTCATCGATAAGCCAGTCAAACTCTCGCATTGATTCTTCGAATCGCCCTGCCCGAGAAAGGTACAAGGGATATTTGCACCAGGTGTCGATTGGGTAGTGGGTGGAATCCAGAATCAATCCCTCTTTAGCTGCCACCAGAAGCGCCAATGCAGCGTCCCAATTTTTTAAATCTGCTTGTACCGTGGCCCCTCTCAGGAGAGCCCCTACATCATTAGCAGGGCTTATCTCCGCGCCGGCCATCCCAAGATGCATCTCCCCCGTATCGCCTTGACTCGTAATGGCAGCACCCCATGCGGGAGGGTCAGGCGGTTGACTCAAATTCATTCCTGCTGGCTCTGCGACTGATTCTATTTTCGGTCTGGCGAACATCTGGAAAACAAAAAAAGCGGCGACAACCACTAATAACAAAATCAGCCAGAACATTAGTCGAGCCTCCAAGTCAATCGCCCCACCAAGAAAAATAAGCTGTTAAACGCTGTTACACCACGCGTGGCAGGCTTTTCTCTAGCCCGACCGGCCCCATGCCTCAATCCCGCCACTCAAATCGACCAGCGACTGACGTAGAGAATCAATCCTTCATCAGGCCAGTGACGAACAGCATGGCGACGAGGCCGATACCCATCACCCAGATCCTGGCGGCATCTGGCACATGACTCTGGCCGTAAAACGCTAGCGCACTGACCAGACCAAAAAAGCCGGCAATCTTCATTCGGCGCCGCATCATGCGCCCCCGCCGCTCCTGTTCATCCACTGCAAACAAATCAACGCCGCAGCACAAACAGTGGCGGGTTAGCCGCCAAGTTGGCCGCTGACACTGCGGGCAGGCCCGGCTGTTGGGGTGCCCTTCGGGCGGCAGCTCTGGCTGGCTGCTGTAATGGTTCTCGATGCTGGCAGCGACCTGCCCGTAATTCGTGTCGATATCGACTCTGCGCATGTTCCGTCTACTTCTTGTCTGGATTACTTCCGAAATTAAGTGGGCCGTGATTGACCTGCCCGCCCTTGATGATCTGCCCATGATTGGTACCGACGCTGACGTTCATCTGTTTTTGCGTCTTGCCTGCCTTGCCACTGCCCCCCTGCAAAGCGCCGATCGCAGCGGCCTTGACGGCCAGCGGCGCGGCGCGGAAGAGAGCGATTAGCTCACGCTCATCTTCCGTCCCAGTAGGCGCAAAGCCTTCGCCCGTCAATATCCATGCCGGATCGGCACCGAACTCTGACCACAGCCCAATCAAGCCTTTTGTGTCTGGCAAGCGCTCCCCGCGCTCCCACGTCCCGACAGTTTTTCGGTCGACCGCCAACCTAGCCGCAAAGTCAGCCTGAGACAGCCGACCGCGCAATTCTTCGATGCGCTGTCCGATAGCCGTCAAATTTATTTCAAATGACACGCAAACACCCCTTGACGATGGGAGATTGATCTCCCATAATTAACTCACACCGTCGCCCACCGACGATTAACAAGCACACACCAACAACACCGCAACGCCCCCAGCAAGGAGCACACAACATGAGCCTACGAACTGCCGACGAAGCCCGCGCCGAGTTCCAGCGTCAAGGCATCTCCATCTCAAAATGGGCCTTAGCCAATGGCTTCTCGACCAATCTGGTCTTTGAAGTTTTGTCCGGCCGCAAGAAATGCGGCCGCGGCCAAGCCCACAACATTGCCGTCAAGCTCGGCCTCAAGGATGGCGTCATCTGCACCGATATCGCCAACGCCCTCGACCGTAAAGCCGCCTGAGGCCCGCCATGACCGACCAAGAATTCGAACAAGCTCACGACCGCGCCTTTGCATTCGCCAAAGCGGCATCACTGGCCGCCATTCGCAACACCACCTCCAGCAACAGCGACGAGGCGAAGCCGATGGCGATCAATACCCCACTGAGCACCGAGAAGAAGACTGAGGTGGGCGACAGCGGCCAGGTTGAGGCCCAAAGCAGCCCGCCAGCGCCACTGGCCGAAACGAGCAGCGGCAACCAGTTTCTTGCCAAAGAACTGTTGCTGACATTGGCGGCACTGATGCTCTTCCTCGCCATGTTGGTCACCCACTTCATTAGCGACACCCCGGCCGGCCAAGCGGCCAGTACCGCTGCAACCATCATTATTGTTTCCGCCCAGTTGCTCATTGCCATTTCCTTTTACCTCAAACCCCGCCAATAGGAAGCCCGCCATGAGCAACAGTCATGCCGAATTTGTTTGCTGGGTTATTCGAACCGCCCGAGGCAAACAATCACAAGCCGCCTTCGCCCAACAGCTTCAAATCCACCGACGGTCATTGATCAACTACGAGCATGGAAAACGCATTCCAGATGCTGTTTTTCTGCTGCGCATTTTCGACATGCTCAACGGTCACCCAATCGTCGCTGGCTACGTATCCCCTCCTGGCGACAAAGCCTTCGACGCCGCTGGCTTCCCTTTCAACTCCCTGGTGTGGGGCACTGAAGGCTGCGGACTTCCCTTGCCAGATCAAGTTTTGCCGCCAACCGAGCAACCCACATGATCTCGACCCGACTCAGCCGCGCCGACGCCATGACGGTCATCCAGCCGATTCTGGATCGTCGCTCCGCGCCCGCTCCCACGCGCCACGCAGCCGCGTTGCCATGCCAAACACGACTTGCACATCCTGCACCGCGCGGTTTGACGACTCCAGGCAGTCGAGTTGCAACAGCACATCGTGCTCAAGCACCGACCGATCAACCAGACCGGAGTCCTTCAGATGCGCAATGAGATTACTCAGCAGCACATGAATGGCATCGATTCTGTCTTCAAGCGGAATTTGGCGCATTTCGTTCTCCCTCGTTGCGATGGTTTCAATTTAGCCATGCGCAACGCATTTGCATAGTAGCAAAACCCGTTTGTTTTTGCTTGTACCCGTAACCAAGGATCATCCAATGCCAAGTAGAAATTGGAAGCACCCGCCACAAAGCCTGCAGGAGGCCATGGAAGCCAGCCTGAAGCATGCGCTGAACAAGCACCGGCGCAGCATTGACCATATTGCTGCCGACATGGGCCTTGCCAATAAGTGGACGCTCTATAAGTACGTTGAATCCGGCCGATTGCCGGCCGTATTGATTCGCCCCTTTGAAGTGGCCTGCCACAGCGACCTGGTCACCCGCTATCTGGCGCATGCCTCACATCACCTGATCATCGACATTCCGACCGGACGCCTGCCCGAGGCCGGCGACCTGCAGGCGGCACAGGCGGCGATGCACGACACGCTGGGCGCGCTGATCGGCTTTGCCGGCGGCAAGGTGACGGCCGCCGAAGTGATGGCTGCGGTGACGGTGACCATGGAGCAGCTGGCCTGGCACCGCGAGAACGCCGCCCGCGCAGCCCAGCCGGAACTTGATCTGGAGGGCGGGCTGTGAGCGAGCCGAAAACGCCGCGCAAGACGGATTACACCAATGACGCGCAGCAGCGAATTATCAAAGTGATTCTGGTGCTGTTCAACGATGTGGTGGACGGCCTGTCGCCCTCGGTGCTGGCGCGGGAAATGAATTGCTCGGCACCTGTGATGACGCGCGACATCAACAACCTGCTGACGGCCGGGATTGCCGAGAAGGTCGAAAAAACCGACCGGGTGCGGCTGACGGCGCGCCTGCCACAGCAGGCGATCAAGGTGTGGCAGGCGATTGATAACGCCGAACGGCGCCTGCAGGAATCCAAAAACCGTTTTACCCGTGTCACCAACTGAAAGAAAAGGAAAAACAATGGAACACAGCAATGAAAAAGCAACTTACGAACTTGGCGTGCTGGTTGGGCAGATAAATCATTCGCTCGATATCCAGTTTTTGAATCTTGCCACCCTCGGCGGCGCGGCAAAAAACACCAGCCCCGAGAACGTTACGGCGCATGCGTTGGCCGCAGCCAAAGGGTTTGGCCTGAGCGGTGGAGACCAGGCGCTGGCGATCATCTGCCACGATGAGCTGTGCCTGCGCATTAGCCAGGGCATGAGCCTTTGCGATGCCACCGAAGAGGCGCGGCGCACCGAGCCGGCGAAGAGCGCTTTTGACACGCTGTGCGACAAGGTACTGACCAAGATGGTGGAGGCTCAGCAATGAACGCCGGGCGCAAACCCATGGTACAGCCAGCGTTCGATGACGAAACCGCCGGGCTGGATCAGCCGACCGTTGACGGGGCACTGGTGCTAGCCCGCGCTGATGCGCGTTCAGAGCAGCAGCAGGTGATTAACGACGTGCTGGCCCTGGGCAGCGACATCGGCATCATCACCATGGCGCGCATCACCAAGGGCGTTTCTGCCATGGCGGAGGTGAAAGCCTTCGAGCGATTCAATAAATCCAAAGCATTCAAGCACATAGAGATTCCGGGTGAAGATGGAGTTCTGCGCTTGGCAGAAAATATTGATGAATTCTGCCGCGCCGTCTTTGGTGGCCGTGGTTACAAGGCCATGAGCAACCAGAAGGAAATGCTGGACAAACTCGGCGAGGAAACCTATGACGCGGCCAAGCGACTTGACCTCAATCGCGCCCAGCTCCGCCTGCTGATCAACCTGCCCGAAGACACCCGCAGCGTGGTCGAAGAGGCCATGCAGAACAACAACAAGGCGGAAGTTGTCACGCTGATCCAGTCGTTGGCCAACCAGCTTGACGAGGCCAAGGAAAAGACCGAGGAGCTGAAGGCCGAGGTGAGCGCACGGGAAGGCTTGCTGGCGACCCGAGCCAAAAACATTGACGACCTGGAAGCGCGGCTGGCGCGGATGAAAAAAGCGCCGCCCGATGAGGTGCGCCTTGAGTTGCAGAAGAACGCGACCAGCCAATTCAATGATGCGATGGGGGCTTTGAAGGGCACCTTCAATGATTCGATCCGCGTGCTGGTTGAGCATTCTCTGGCGACCGATACCCCGGCCGATACGGCGTTTATGTCGGGGCTGGTGGGTGAGCTGCAAATGGCGCTGACGACGCTGCGCGACACCTATGGCATCCCGGATATTGCGCCGGCGATGCGGCCGGACTGGACGACTGACCCGGCCTTTAAAGACTACGCAGCGGAGTAATTGCCATGGCACGCAGCGCGGCCCTGACTGAACGCCTGGTGGCGATTGCCAACGCTGCGGCATTGGCCGGGCATGGCAAAAAAGCGGCGGTTTATAGCGCGGCCTGCGCCAGCCTGGGGATCAGCCGGGCCACGCTGCTGCGGCAACTGAAAGAGGTAACGGTGAAACCAGAACGCAAGCGCCGGTCGGATGCGGGTAAATCCGAGGTCTCCCGCGAGGAGGCGGTATTGATTAGCGCGGCGCTGATGGCGTCGCTGCGCAAGAGCGCGACGAAGCGCCTGTTGGGGGTTGAGGCGGCGGTGGATTTGATGCGCAGCAATGGCGAGATTAGGTGTGAGCGGGTGAATACGGAGACGGGCGAGATTTTTACTTTGTCGACGACCACGATCATTCGCGCTTTGCGGACTTACCGCCTGCACCCGGACCAGTTGCTGGCACCGGCCCCGGCGGTGGAGTTGCGCAGCCTGCACCCAAACCATGTCTGGCAGATCGATGCCAGCCTGTGCGTGTTGTATTACCTGAAGCCGGAGAATGAGACTGGCAAGGGCGGGGAAAGCGGCTTGCAGGTGATGGAGTACAGCCGCTTTTACAAGAACAAGCCGGCGAACGTGAAGCGGATTGAGAGTGACCGGGTTTGGTCGTATGAGGTGACGGACCATTACAGCGGGGCGATCTTCGTCAATTACGTGATGGGCGCTGAGTCGGGGATGAATCTGGCCGAGAGCTTTATCAAGGCGATTTGCCCGCGGCCGCGTGACCCGCTGCATGGGGTGCCGTTTATTTTAATGATGGATATGGGCAGCGCGAATACGAGCGGGCTGTTCAAGAACTTTGCGCGGCGGCTGGGGGTTGATTTGCTGGCGCACGCCGCCGGCAATGCGCGGGCGACGGGGCAGGTGGAGAACGCCCGAAACATTATTGAGCGGCGCTTTGAGTCTGGCTTGCGGTTTGAGCCGGTAGCGAATCTGGATGCGTTGAATGCCCGGGCGCAGCAGTGGGCTTGTTATTACAACGCGACCAAAACCCATAGCCGGCACGGCAAGACACGCACTGAGCAGTGGCTGACGATTGCCGAGCAGGAACTGCGGATTGCGCCGCCGGTGGAGTTGTGCCGAACCTTGCTGACGCATACGCCGGAATCGCGCCTGGTGGATGTGCATTTGCGGGTGAGTTTTGCCGGCAAGGATTGGGATGTGAGCGCCATTCCGCGCGTGATGGTGAATGAGAAGTTGATGGTGACTTACAACCCGTACCAGCTGGAGACGGTTTATATCGTTGATGCGGACAGCGAGGGGAACGAGGTGTTGCACGCGGCGCCGCTGGTGGTGCGCAACGAGGCCGGGTTTGCGCTGACGGCGAATGTGATTGGCGAGGATTACCGCCAGCAGGCCGAGACGGAAGCCGACATTAACCGCCGTGAAGTGGAGTTGGCGACTTACGGGGTGGCGACGCAGCTTGAAGCCGATGCAGCCAAAAAGGCCAAGGCGCTGCCGTTTGGCGGGCGGGTGAAGGCGATGAAGCCGATTACCGATACCGAGCTGCCGACCTTTTTGCCACGGCGGGGCACTGAGCTGGCGATCACCACGCAGACGCAGGCAGTGGATCGCATCCTCACCCTGTTTGAAGCCGCGGGCGAGCTGCGCCGCTTGGGCGTGGCGATGGACCCGGACAAGAACCGCCAGGTGGCGGCCTGGTATCCGCAGGGCGTACCTGAATCCGAGATTGCCGATCTGCAAGCCCGGTTGACGGTGCGGGCTGGCTTGCGTGTGGTTGGCGCGAATTGAGCACAAAGGAGAAACCATGATGCAAGCACTCCTCACCGCCCATCACCTGACGCAGCGCGATTTGTACAAGGGCGCCAGGCTGTCGCGCTCGGTGGTTTCGCGGATTGTGACGCATGGCGAATGGCCCCGGCGTGACCACACGGCGCCGCAGCGCGTGATTGATTTTTTGACGAGCAAGGGGGTTGACCGCAACACCCTTGAAACCCTTTTTAACCCGCAGCAAAAAGAAGCCCCGGTCGTGTTGACGCACGCCGAGGCTGTTCCCGAAGCACCCAGTTCAGACTCTCAGGAGGAATCGATGTTACTACGAAACGAAAACTTGACGCCGTTGGCTCGCCAGCACTTTGATCTCAGGCGCAGCCCTTTTGTTGATGATATACGCACCCGCGCCGATGTTTTCGCCAGTGCAAATACCCGCTATGTGCAGGCCGCGCTGATGGATGCCGCACTGAATAATGGCTTCATCGGCATTGTCGGAGAATCTGGCGCTGGCAAGTCGACGCTGGTTGAAGAGTTGGAAGAGCGTATTCGCAATGATGGCCGTCAGGTCATCATCATCCGGCCCTATGTGTTGGGGATGGAAGAGAACGACAAGAAGGGCAAGACGCTCAAGACTAGCCAAATTTCTGAAGCAATCATCCATGCCCTGGACCCGACAGCCACCCTTAAGCAGGGCACGGAAGGCCGTAGTCGGCAAGTTCACGAGCTGCTCAAGGCCAGTCGTTCAGCTGGCTATAGCCACCTCCTGGTAATTGAAGAGGCGCACCGCATGCCGGTCTACACGCTCAAGCACCTCAAAGGTTTTATCGAACTCAAACACGGGCTTGGACGCCTGCTCGGTGCCTGCCTGATCGGCCAGCCAGAACTGCGCAATCGGGTCAGTGACAAAAACCCGGAGGTGCGCGAGGTGGTGCAGCGCTGCGAGTTAGTGGAGCTGCAGCCGCTGGATAACGAGCTGGAGGCTTACCTCAAGCACAAGTTTGAGCGCATGGAGATCAAGCTGACCGACGTACTGGCTGACGATGCCTGCGACGCGATCCGCGCCCGCCTGATCCGCATGCCGCGCGGCGGCAAGCCGACGGATGCGACCAGCCTGTGTTACCCGCTGGTGGTGAACAACCTGGTGACGCGGGCGATGAATGCGGCAGCGGCCAATGGCTGGGCCAAGGTGGATGCGCAAGTGATTGGGGGGTGCTGAGATGAGCATAGAAACAAAGGCTGCCCCCAGGACCGCCACCCTGCACCAACTCCCCCCGCCGGTCTATCCGGAACACCTCGCCCCGGTCTTTGACTGGCCGGCCGTCGGCGGTCCGCTCAACAGCGCCAACCCGAACGCCCGTGCCCGTGATGCTCGTTGCGATATTGACCAGCTATTGGCCGACATTCGCGCCGCCTGGGAATGGGCCAAGGCCTCGCACGTGGCGGTGCTCAGTATTGACGCTGACCGCAACGGCGCTTACCTGCGCCTGGTCGAATCACCCCGGCTGCGCGGCCTCTTCGGCGACGAATGCGCCATGGTCAAGCGCTCGGAAAAGGACGGGCTGCGTACCGAGATCTGGCTCGGCTGCATTGGTCATATTCGGGTTTTCTGGCGGGAGGTCACATGCGTGCATTAAGCCCGATCAGCCGCTTTCTGCGGCGCTGCCGGAATACCGTCTTGTTCGTGCACCGCCTGGGTTACCCCTGGCGCGATGCCTGGCAAAAGGCTGGCTGGTGGCTGCAATGAGCACTGCCCGCCACAACCAACCCCGCGCCGCCTTGGGGCGCCCGAGCCAAGCGGTGAGCGGCATCGTCCCCGGCAGCACCGACCACCGCATTTTGCTCGCCCTGCGCGGCACCGGCGGCATGACCAGCGACCAGGTGTGCAACCGCTTCAACGGCCATCAATCCGGCGCGCTGCACCGCCTCAAGGTCGCCGGCCTGGTCGAGCTGCCGGCGATGGGCCACAAAGGCCGCTTGATCAGCCTGACCGAGCAGGGCAACGCCCTGGTCAGCCCGGACGGCCCGCTCTCCCGTCGCAAAACCCTCATTGCTTACTGCCAACTTTAGGAGTGGATATGGCTACCAAGAAGACCCGCCTCAAATCACCCGCCGCGGCGCTCAACATCCCGCAAAGCCGCGAGATGGCCGCCCAGGCGATTGCCGAGATCGGCATCGCCAACCGCGAGCTGACCCGGCTGAATGCCGACATGAATGACGAGCTGGCCTTGGTCAAGGAACGCTGGGAAGCGCTGGCCCAGCCGGTTCGCCAGCAAGCCGAAGCAATCTGCCAGGGCCTGCAGATCTACGCCGAAGCCAACCGGGCGGCGCTGACCAACAACTACAAGGTCAAATCCTGCAGCTTCACCACCGGCGAAGTGAGCTGGCGGATGAACCCGCCGAGCGTGCGCCTGACCGATACCGAAGAGAACGTCATCGCCGCCTGCGAAGCCGCCGGCCTGGTCGAGTTCGTGCGCTACACCCCAACGGTCAATCGCGATGCGATCAAGGCCAACCCGGACGAAGCCAGCCATGTGCCGGGCATCAAGATCGGGCAGAGCGAAGCGTTCATCGTGGTGCCATTTGAGGCTGAACTGGCGGAGGTGGCTTGATGCGTACATTGCGACAAGTTTTCATCATCGCGGTGTTTGCGCTCTGCCTGGTTGCCGGGCTGGGCTATGACTTCGAACCCGCCCGCAATATCGTGCATTTCTACGTCTGCGCTTGCTTCTTTGTTGCGTTTTTTGTGAATACCGAGGCTTCAAAAGCTCGCCGCGAAGAACTCGGGCACCCGGCCTTGCCGATCAATGTCGGCGGGTTTCTGGACCTTTGCGCCACTCTCTTTATGGTCTGGCATGGCGCCTTTCTGCTGGCCGTGCTTTGGTGTTTTTCGTCACTGGTGACGATTGGCGCCTGGCAGAAAACGCTTGAGCAAAATAAGGCGGTGGCGTGATGTCGTTTGAAAAAGACTTCTCCCGCGTCCAGCTCAAGATCAACACCGCTGGCAGCTGGGCCAACGTGGTCTCTTACGACGTCGCCCGTTACGACGAAGTCAAAGCCGCCTGTGAGGTGCTGGCCAGTGCTTCCGGCCGCTCGGTCCGCTTCAAGATTCTCGATGCTGACGGTGGCGTGATTGAGCAATACGGCCCGACCAAGCCGAACGGCAAAACCTGCTGGCACAGCCCCAAAAATGGCTGAGCAAGCCGCCATGAACCCCGCCCAACTCATCCCCGCTGCCGACGCGCTCACGGTGCTGCTCGACCAATACCGCGCCGGGGTGTCGCTGAACCAGGCGCAGCTTGATTGCCTGGTGCAGCGCGGCCTGCTCAACACCCACAACGGCGCTTACTGGACAACCGGCCGCGCCGCTGCATTTCTGTCTGGATAAGCCATGAAAGACCACCAGGGCAAGACGCCCATCACTTTTTTCTCAACCCTCCGAAAGGAAAGCAACATGAACAAATCTGAACTGATCCTCAAAACTGCCCAGATCTCCGGCGTCTCCCGCAAGGATGTCGAGAAGGTGCTGGAAGCCGCCGTCACGGTCATTACCGCGCAGCTGGCGGAAGGCGGCGAAGCCACGCTGCCCGGCCTCGGCAAACTGAGCGTCACCGTGCGCGCGGCGCGCGATGGCCGCAACCCGGCCACCGGCGAAACGATGCACCTCCCCGCCAAGAAGGTGCCGCATTTCGGTGCCGCCAAGGCGCTGAAGGATGCCGTGGCCCAAGGCCAGCCCCTGGCCGGCTAAGCCAAAACCCTCACTTCAAGCCCGTTACACAGCGGGCTTGGCGAGATGGTTTTAACGCGAGGAAATGCAATGTCCCCTGAACAGTCCCCAAGGATACCGGCCAGCACGCTGGCCATAAAACGAGCCCTGTTCCCGCTGCGCGGCCCGCGCTGGCAGTCGCTGGCCTTCTGGCCGGTGGATGTCTTCTGTGCTGCGGTCGACGGCTATTACGCGGCATTTTTTATGGTCATGACGCCAGCCGGGAGCGATCGGTGAACGCCCTCAAGAAACAGAACCGTATCAAGGCGATCAATGCGGCCTGCGGCAAGCTGAAGATCGGCAAGGAAGAGCGTCATGCGCTGCAGCTTCAGATCACCGGCAAGCAGAGCTTGACCGCGATGTCGCTCCCTGAACTGGATGATGTGCTCAGCCACCTGAACCGCATCGCTCGCGGGGCCAACCCGGCCGACGAGTGGAAATTCGTCTTTCGCCTGGCGCTGGAGCGGCAGAGCTACGCCAAGAAAATCTATCGGTTGGCCGAGCGCATCGGCGCGCTGCAGGCGCCACCCGTCGGCGTCATGAGCAAGGCTTACATCGAGGGGATTTGCCGCCAGATGCGTGGCTGCGATCAGCCGCTGGAGTTCTGCGATTGCGAGCAGCTGCACAAGATCGTGCAGGCGCTGGAAGTTTTCGTTAAACGGCACGGGGTCTAACGTGTCGCCGGAACTGCTCCTCGAACTCTCCCGTTACCCGTTGTTCCCGCGCACGGCGGCGGATCTGATTCGCGTTGCCGGGCTGGAAGGCGCGGCGCGCCTGATCAGCGCCTGGCCGGGGCAGGAATGGGCAGTCCCGGTGCGGGTCGGCGGCGCCACCGCCAAAGGCCGCGCCAAATACGCCTACCTCTGCGAAGTCGTCGGCGAGCCGGCGGCGCAGCGCATCGTCGCCTGGTGCGGCGGCGGCACGCTGCTGGTACCGAACCTGAAAGAGGTCAAGCATTCCCGCGCCCAGCAGCTGCTGCGCGGTGAATACGACACGCTGCTGATCAAAGGCTACAGCTCGCCGGAAGCCGTCTTCGAGCTGGGCATCAAGTTCGACCTGGCCGCCCGCACGGTGGAGAAGATCATCAAACGGCCGGAGAGCGAACTGGCTGAAGCGATGGTGCAGGGGGCCTTGTTTTGAGCAGAACAGTAACCGAACAAGATTTCAGGATGCCGGAGTTCCGCGGCAAAGACCCCAAGGACTACGAGTTTCGCGCTGATGGAAAAGTGGTGCGGAAAGACCGATGGGAAACCGCAATACACAGCATTCGTGATGCGCTCGGAGACAACCGGCACGAGTTTGAAGTTTTGGACATTGTTGACGCAGTGCGGGCGATGGTGGCAACTATTCCAGAGCCTGAGAGCGAAGACTGAAATGTTGGGCGGCTGATTCGCCCAGTGCGGGGGTTTTTTAGCGCCAAATCCCAATATTTACGGGGGTTTTGTTCGATTGTTGCGCTGGACGAAAGATGTTTTAGCGCGTTAATATTTGGGTAACCGACGCTTGCACCCCCGCAGGCGTTTTGTAGTTAACCCTTTGCCACTTGCTGGAGTCCTTATGACCAACCCCTACGACAAAGGCGCAACGCTAGAGGCAAAGGTGGTGCGCTGTGAAGTTATTTCTGCGCAGGCGTTTCTCGCGCTCAAGGAAGCCTCACCCGCCGACATAAAAAGCAGCCGGCCGGTCGGCCCTTCGCTTGGCAAGCCTGGATTCGGCGGCATTGAAGTCACCTACAACACGCCAAAATACCGGGTCGCATGAGCCTGAACGATGAGACTGCGGCGCTGGTCATTCAGCATGCCTCCAAAGAACTGGAAGTAAAACGCCACGAAATCGCCCTGCAAGAGAAGCAGGAAGACACCCGGCGTTTTGAAATTGATAGCGCTACCAAGGTCGCCCTGGCACAGATTGAGGCGCAGGCGACCGACCTGAAAGATAACCGCCAGCAATACAACACCATGCTGCTCAAGCGGCATCGCTTCATTATTGTCATCGTCCTCATCATGGCAATTCTTGCCGGATTTGCGCTGATCAATGGCGCCAAAGATATGGTGGTTGAGTTGTTGAAGGCTGTTGCCCTCTTTGCTGCCGGGGGCTTTGGTGGCTTCCATTACGGGAAATCAAAACAGGAAAAGTAGCCCCTCCTTTTCTATGGATCAACCAGCCCCGCCCAGTGCGGGGCTTTTCATTGGGGGTTGCCGAACCCCGCCCCTCTGAGCCTCGCGCGCGCGCCCGCGACAATGGGGCATGACCTGCCAAGCCTGCCGCCACTACCTCTCATCCGAAGAAGCCAACAAACCGCGTAGCGGCCTGCTCGGCTACGGCTACTGCAAAGCCGCGCCCAGCCTTGAATTGCGCGCCCGGCTTTTCCCCGACACCACGGCGGTCTGCTGGCTGGATAAAAAACAGTTCATGGCACAACCCCAAATTCTGCCACTAGAGCCGCTGCCGACAGGGAGCCTGCTATGAGCCTCGAACGCCTGGGCGGCCGTAAATTTACCCTGGCCCTGTTGGCTCTGGCCAGCGCGACTGCGCTGGTTTGGGCCGGGCGCATCGGCGACGGCGTTTATAGCGCGGTGGTGCTGGCCACGGTAGGCGCCTATATCGCCGGCAACGTGGCGCAGAAGGCACAGCAACAAAGGCTGCCTCTAGAGGCGGTCATTCAGAAGGCCGACACCCCGTGAGCGCCTACCGCACTCCGATCATTGCCCTCAGCCTTTCCGCCGCCGCCCTGGTTGGGCTGATGGCGCATGAGGGCTATAGCGACAAGGCGATTATCCCGGTGCCGGGGGATGTGCCGACGATTGGCTTTGGCAGCACCACCGGCGTTAAATTGGGCGACACGATCACGCCGCCCAAGGCCGTGGCCCGGGCCCTGCAGGATGCGCAGCACTACGAGGGCGCGCTCAAGCAGTGCCTGACGGTGCCGCTGCACCAGCATGAATACGACGCCTTTTTAAGCCTGGCCTACAACATTGGCCCGGCGGCGTTTTGCCGGTCGACGCTGGTCAAAAAAGCCAATGCCGGCGATTACGCCGGGGCCTGTGGCGAGATCTTGCGCTACCGCTTTTACCAGGGCCACGACTGCAAGCTGGCGCAATACCGGCGGCTGTGCGGGGGGCTATGGACGCGGCGCCAGGCCGAATACCAACAATGCAGCGCAGACCCAAATCTAACGGAGTTGCCATGAATCTACTTGCTGTCCGTCTGGTGGCTGCGGCCGCCCTGTTGATCACCGGCGCCTGGGCCAGCTGGCTGCTGACCAGCGCCTACTACACCGGCCAACTGAGCGATTTGCGCCGGGGTTATGCCGAGCAGCGTGAACGCAGCGCCATTCTGGCCAGCGTTGCCCTGCAAGCCGCCGTCCAGCGCGGCGACCAGCTGGCCGCTGCCATCACCGCCGCCGAAACCGCCCGTCAAATCGAAGCTCAGGAGACTACCCGTGCAATCCATCGCCTTACTATTGGCCGCCCTTGCCTTGGCAGCGCTGCTGTCCGGCTGCTCAACGGTCCCGCCGGCCTCAAGCCTGCCCTGTCCGAAGCCCCCGGCCAGCCTGTTGAGCCCGATGCCGCCTTTGCCACCGATACCGATGTCGGGCTCTGGGCCGATGCCGCCCGCCGAAGCTACGACACCTGCCGTGGACGGCTCCAGGGGGTAGCGGATTTTTTTGCCGAGGCGCCTGCCCATGAGTGACGACGTTGATCGCGCTCAGGCTTATGAAGAAAACGCCCGGAGCGATGCGCTGGCCGAGGTTGAGCGGCGCGCCCAGGGCTACGCCGCCCGGCCCTCGGCCGAGTGCTGCACCGTCTGTGATGAGCCGATTGCTCAAGCGCGACGCCTGGCTTTGCCGGGCGTGCAAACCTGTATCGACTGCCAGCGCGATCTGGAGTGGGGGCTGCGATGCTAGGCGGCCGGTCGAATTGCCTGATCTTCGCCCTCGGCCGCTTTTTCACGCGCGGCGGCTACATCCTCGCCCGGCGTTCGCGCTGGGGCTGGTGGCCGCATTTTTTGTGGGCATCCAGCCTGCACCCGCTGCGCCTTGAGCACTTTTCCCCGATACAAGGCGGTCGACCGCGCCTGCTGCCGCCCCTGCTGTTCAAGGGGCACATTCTGGACAAGGACCAGTGATGACGATTGAAGTTGAATTCTGGAACCTGGTGCTGCTGTTGGTCGCCTTTTTTGGCTGCGTGGCGGCTTTCGGCAAGATTCTGCTCGGCCAGATCGACCGCCGGTTGGATGAGCGTTTTACCGCCCAGGAGAAAGCGCGGGAAGAAGGCGCCCGGGCTTTTCGCGCCACGCTGGATGGCCATATGGCCGATGAGGTGCTGACGGCGGCACGGATTACCACGGTGGAGATGGCCACCAACCGTGAGCTGCATAGCATCGGCGAACGCATCTCCCGGGTTGAGGTGGCTTTGCAGCATGGCTTTGGCCGCCCCGATGTAGAAAAGATTTACGAGCGCATTAACGAGGTGGCTGAAGACCTGGCCGGCTTGAAGGGCGAATCCCGCAGCGTGGCCGATTCGCTGCGCCTGTTGGTCAACAAGATTACCGAGAAGGGCTTGAAATGAACAAGACTGTCGAGCAAGTGAATACCGAGCACCGCCGCCTGCAGATTCTGCGGGCCTTGGCGCTGCGCCCGCTCTACCGGGCCGAGCCGCGCAACCTGCGGGGCGAACTGGAGGCGACCGGCTACCCGATGACGCTGACCAAACTGTCGGTCGAGTGCGCCTTTCTGGCGGATCTGGGCTTGGTCGACGCCCCGGCCGAGGGCTTGCTGGCGCTGACCGATGATGGCCTGGCCGTGGCGCGCGGGCTGATCAAGCTGCCGGGTATCGGCACGCCGGCCCCGGGCGAAGCCTAAACATGGCACGCCCGGCCAAGGTGAAGCTTTTGCCGCCAGAGGTGCTTGACGACCTGAATGCCCGGCTGATTGGCCAGGGTTTTGCCGGTTACGACGCGCTGGCCGAATGGCTGCAAGCCAAGGGTTTCGATATTTCCCGCGCGACCCTGCAACGGCACGGCAGCGCGCTGGAGGCTGAGTTTGAAGAGGCGATGGCGGACGCCCGGCGCACCCGCGCTTTGGCCCGGGCTGCCCGGGAATCGGGCGGCGATGAAGATGGTTCGCTGATGAGCGCGGCCGCCAGCATCCTGCAAGACAATCTGCTGCGCGTTTCGCTGGCGGTCAAACGCGACAGCGAAGACGACCCGGCGGCGGCAGCCAAGACGCTATCGCTGATCTCGCGGGCCTTTGCCGATGTCGGGCGGATGGATATTGCCAACCAGAAGTGGATGGCGGAAACGCGGACCAAACTGGCCGCGATGGAAGCCGAGGCCGGCAGCAGCAATAGCCGCCGGCTGGACCCGGAAACCCTGCGGATTGTGCGGGAAGAGATTTATGGGGCTTGAGTCGCATGGCTAAACCGCCCGCCCTGGCCCTTTACCCCTACCAGCGCGGCTGGCTGGCCGATAAGTCGCGCTTCAAGATTGGCATGTTTGCCCGGCAGACCGGCAAGACTTTTACCACGACGCTGGAGATTGTCGATGACTGCTTTGCCGCCGAAGCGGCCGGCAAGCGGACGCGCTGGGTGATTCTTTCGCGTGGCGAACGCCAGGCGCGGGAGGCGATTGAGGCCGGGGTGAAGCGCCATATTGAGGCTTATGGCGTGGCTTGCCAGATCCTTGAGGGGCAGGAGAGCGTCGGCGGCATCGAGGTCAACAAGCTGGAGGTAGTCTTCCCTGGCGGTTCGCGGATTACCGCGCTACCGGCCAACCCGGATACGGCGCGGGGCTTTTCGGCGAATGTGTTTCTCGATGAATTCGCCTTCCACAAGGATTCGCACGCGATTTGGCGCGCCCTGTTCCCGGTGACCCGCAAGGGCTGGCGCCTGGTGGTGACGAGTACACCGAACGGCAAGGGCAACAAGTTTTACGAGCTGATGACCGACGCCAAGCTGGCCGAGGTGTGGAGCCGGCACACGGTGGATATTTACCGGGCGGTGGCGGAGGGTTTGCCGCTCGATATTCCGGCCTTTAAAGCGGCGATGAATGACGAGGATTCGTGGGCGCAGGAGTTTGAGCTGAAGTGGCTGGACGAGGCGAGTGCCTGGTTGAGTTACGAGCTGATCGACGGCGCCGAGCACGAGCTGGCCGGCCTGCCGGAAAATTACACCGGCGGCCCGTGTTACGTCGGGGTCGATATCGGTGCGCGCAATGACTTGTTTGTGATCTACGTGCTGGAGCAGGTGGGCGATGTGCTGTGGACGCGGGAGATCATTACCCGCAAGCGCGCCCCGTTTGCCGAGCAGGATGCGTTACTGGCCGAGGTTTTTAACGGCTACCGCGTGCTGCGCTGCTGCATGGACCAGACCGGCATGGGCGAAAAGCCGGTCGAAGATGCCCAGCGCCGGCACGGCAGCAGCCGGGTGGAGGGCGTGATCTTCACCGGGCCGGCCAAACTGACGATGGCGACGATCGGCAAGGAAGCCTTTGAAGACCGCAGGATTCGCATTCCGCTGGGTAACGGTGCGCTGCGCGCCGATTTGCACAAGCTGAAGAAGCTGACCGGCCCGACCGGGGCGCCGCGTTTTGTCGCGGAATCGGACGCGGCCGGCCACGCCGACCGCACCTGGGCGTGCTTTCTGGCGTTGAATGCGGCGGCGGGGCCGAGCGGCCCGGTCTTTGCCGACAGCCGGCCACGGCGGGATCGGGTGAATCTCCAGGGTTATTAGCACCGAACCTCGCCCCCCTGACCCAAGGCCCGCCATCCCCCTAAGCTCGGGGCTCCCCTACGGATGCCCCCATGCCCAGCCTTTCTGACCATATTGCCCAGCGCGGCCGCAGCATCGACTTTGCGGCGATTGGCGCGAATCTCCCCAACCCGGATACGATTTTGCGGGCGCGCGGCGGGCGCATCGAGACTTACCGTGAGCTGCTTTTCGACGCCCATGTCGGCGGCTGTGTGCGGCGGCGAAAATCGGCGGTCAAGGCGTTGCAGTGGGGACTGGATAAAGGCCAGGCGCCGTCCCGCATCGCCAAGGCCGTCGAGGCGATGCTCGACGATCTGGATCTTGAACGCTTGATCGACGAGGCGATGGATGCCGTGCTTTACGGCTACCAGCCGATGGAAGTGATTTGGCTGAAGGCGGGCAGCCTACTTGTGCCGGCGCAGGTGCTGGGCAAGCCGCCGGAGTGGTTTCACTTTGACAGCGACAACCAGCTGCGTTTCAAGACGCGGGCGAACCCCTTTCACGGCGAAGAGATCCCGCGGCGCAAGGTGCTGCTGCCACGCCAGAGTGCGACTTACCAGAATCCGTATGGCTTCGCCGATCTTTCAATGGTGTTTTGGCCGACGGTGTTCAAGAAAGGCAGCGTCAAGTTCTGGCTGACCTTTGCCGAGAAATTCGGCAGCGCTTTTAGTGTCGGCAAACTGCCGCGCGGTGCGACGCCGGCGGAGCGGGCTGCCTTGCTGGATAGCCTGGAGGCGTTGATTCAGGACGGCGTGGCGACGATTCCCGACGACGGCAGTATCGAACTGGTGGAAATGGCCGGTAAAGGCGCCAGCGCCGAGTTGTACGAGCGCCTGGTGATGTATTGCCGTAGCGAGGTGAGCATTGCCCTGACCGGCACCAACCAGACGACCGAGGCGAGCAGCAACAAGGCCAGCGCCACGGCCGGGCTGGAGGTGGCCAACGACTTGCGCGACGGCGATGCGGAAATTGTCAGCGCGGCGATCAATCAACTGATCCGATGGGTAGTTGAGCTCAACTGGGGCGCCGCTACGGCGCCGACCTTCAGCTTTTGGGACCAGACGGCGAAAGACCAGCTGCAGGCCGAGCGCGATGAGAAGAACTACAAATCCGGGGCGCGCTTTACCAATGCGTACTGGGAAAGGGCGTATGGCTATGAGGCGGGGGATTTGGCACAACCGGCGGTAGATGCTGCGGTCGACACGCCAAAAGCCCCAAAAATCGCAGCCCCAGACGAACCCGCCCCGGCCTTCGCTGCCGCCGCTATCCCTGTTGCTATCCCTTTGCCTCCGCCCGACGCCGCCCTGGCCGACCAGCTATCCACCATCACCCAGCCGTTGATGGACACCCTGATTGCCAGCGTTAGCCAGATGGTCGACACCGCCAGCGACCTGTCCAGCCTGCAAAACGCGCTGCTCAATGCCTTCGGCGATCTCGACAGTGCAGAACTCACCCGCCTGATGGCGGCCGGCTTTGCCCTGGCCGAACTCAAGGGCATGGCCGCCGTGCTCGACGAATCAACCTCTTAACCCCGAAAGGAAAAACCATGGTCCTCACCGACTACGCCGAAAACAAAGTGAACGATGCGCTGCTGCGCGGCCAGGCGCTCGGCGCCCCCGCCACCTGGTACGTCGGCTTATGCACCGACCTGCGCGCCGACTCATCCGCCGGTGTTGAGCCAGTCGGCAACGCCTATGCCCGCGTCGCTGTCGCCGCCACGCTGGCCAACTTCTCTGGTACGCAAGCGCCAGGCAGCACCACTGCCAGCACCGGCACCGATGGCACCAGCGAAAACAACGTCGCGATCCCCTTCCCGGCATCGAGCGGCGCCTGGGGCAACATCCAGTCAGTACGGCTTTACGATGCCGCCACAGCGGGCAATTCCTGGATCGCCATTGATCTGCCGGCGGCGATCAACGTCTCCGGGGCCGGCTTCACGCTCAGCTTCGCCAATGGCCAGCTGTCGTTCCAGAGCGATAACTGATGACTCCGGTCCAACAACAAGCGCTTGAGGGGTTGGTCGGTAGATCTTTGACCGAAGGCGAGATCATCGCTATCGACTCGCTGCTACTGGATCGCAATGACGTGGCAATCGCTGCCATCTTGTCGGCGGGTCGCGTCAAGACGCAGTCGACGCCAATCGGCATTGGTACCTGCCTTGCTGTCATGGCGCCAGCCGGAGGTGAGTTTCTCAACGCGCTGGAAACAATGGGTGGAACCGATGCAAACGTTAAATGGGCGCTCAAGATGATCGAGCAAGGCACATTTGACGTGGGTCATCCGGTCACCCGCGCGCAATTGCAAGGATTTTCCGATAAGTCGGAGGGCATGGCCCCTGCAATTGCCACCCTGCTCGCTGTCGCCGAAGTGGCTGACCCGATCCAATACAACGCGGTAAGCGACGCACTCAACATCGCAGAAGGGAGGCTGACGCTATGAGCAATGAAGCGATCGTTGTTTTTGGGGCACAAAAAACCCTTGAGTCATCCGGGGCCAGCATTGCCAACAACGCCTTGGCGCAGGCGGACGATGCCGGTTACGGCATTGTCGCGGATGGCGGCAGCTACCCGGATGCGCGGTTTGTGCTCACCGGGGCATTTGCCGTCCCCCCCACCGAAAACACGACGCTGGCACTCTATGCGAGGCCACTCAACATCGACGGTACTGCGGATGGCGATGCCCCCGAGACGACGCGCCCGACGATCTATATCGGGGTATTTTTAGTCAACAACACCACGGCATCGCAATCCCTGGTCTGCAATGCGCAAAGTGTCCCGTGGGAGGCGGATTATTACCTGCACAACAACGGCACCGGGCAGACCTTGAGCGCCGGATGGAAACTTCTGGTCACTCCGTGCACGATGGGACCAGCTGCGTAAATGAGCAACCTGCGGCTGCCGCCTCTCGTCAATGTGCCTCCGGGTACCTTTTGGCTATCACCTGCCAGTCGCGGCATTTTCTTTGGGGATCGTCGGCTTACCCTGGCATCTGGCTCAATAGGTAGAGCAATCGGAGTTAGTGGTCCGTATACCACCGCTGCGATGCGCACCGCAGGCTCTGGGACTAATTTTGCGGGTCAGTGGGTTAACTGTGTATTTACATTGGTTATCCAGTGCGTGCCGACCGCTCAAGCCATTGCTGCCAGTAATTACATTGGATTCAACAGGTCATCAGATGGTAACGGGTTTGCCGGCCTGCAGACAGGTACAGGCACTGCTGCTGAGTTCTCGTTTTTATCGAACACGACACGCACCAACACTGGCGTAGCCTATGAAGTTGGCAAACCCTACAATATTGTCATCACTGGGCGACGTTCCGGCAACACCTCGGTTGATCTCCGGGTATTTATCAACGACACCAAGGTGGTCGATAACCCAAGCGGCTTTGCTAATAGCGCTTTCACCGCGTCGGACAGTCTTGCCATCTATGCCAACGGGGCCAATTGTCAGACGTATTTGGCGGCAGCATGGGCAGGTTCGGTCAACGACGCCGAGGGGAGATCTCTCAGCCTCTCGCCGTTGGATGTGCTCCGGTCTCTGCCACGCCAGTTATTCGTGCCGGTGTCGGCGGGTGGCGCGCTGGCCGCCTCGGCCAGCGGGGCGGTGGTGGCGGGCGGATCGGCCGCCCCAGATGCGCAAGTCGCGCTCGCTGCAATCGGCGTCACAAGCGCTGGCGGATCGGCTGCCGCCGCGGTCAATATCCCGCTCTCCGCCGCCGGGATTACGATCGCTGGCGGCGCGGCGGGCGCGCAAGCCACGATCACGATCACTGCCGCCGGGCTGGCCGCTGCAGCCGGGGCTGTCGGGTTATCGGCCGCGGTGCTACTGGCAGGGGCGGGTGCCGCCCAGGCGGCCGGCAATGCCGCGCTGGCAGCCCAGCTCAATGTGCTCGCCACCGGTGCCGGCGAGGCCGGGGGCAGCGCCAGTCTTTCCGGCGGCGCGGCCGGTAGTCTCAACGCAGCTGGTCAGGCGCAGGCAAGCGGGGCCGTCGTCATCAATCTCGCCATTGGCCTGCAGGCGAGCGGTGCCGCCTCGGCCGCCGGCCAGGCTGGCCTGCAAGGCAACCCGCCCGGCGCCCTGAGCGCCAGCGGTGGTGCCAGTGCTGGCGGCAGTGCGCCTTTATCGGCCAATGTGGCCATCACGGCGGCCGGCTTTATGCAGGCCATGGCCACTGGCCAGCTGCTGGTGACCTTGCCGCTCGCCGCCTTCGACCCATTGCGGATGGTCGCGACGCATCACCGGCTGACCGGCCTGGTGCATACGGCACAGCCCGCGACGCGGCTGGCCATCTCGGCCGGCCGCCTGTGCAAGCTCACCCACGAGGTTTTACATGGCTGATTTCATTCCTGGCGAAAGCGCTCGCCTTCCGGTCACGCTCACTGCTTTCGACGGCAGTGCCGCCGACCCGGGCGTGCTGCGCCTTTACGTCAAGTCGCCCAGTGGCGTCCTGACGCCTTACCTCTACGGCGTTGCGCCTGAGCTGGTACGCGACGGCGTTGGCCAATACCATGCCAGCATTGCGCTGACCGAGGCCGGCGCCTGGCGCTACCGCTGGGAGAGCGAAGCGCCGCACCAGGGCGCCGCTGAGGGCGCGTTGCAGGTCATGGCCAGCCGCGTGCTATGACCGATCCTCAAGCCGCTTTCGGCTTCAACACCCCGTTCGACGAGCAACTGGCCTTCTTCAAGGCCAAGCTGAATCTGCCGACCGAGCGCTGGGACGACATCATGCGCAGCGCCCACGACCGGGCCTTTATTGTTGCAGGGGCGATGAGGGCTGATCTGCTCAGTGATCTGAACAGTTCAGTCGCCAAGGCGATCGGGCAAGGCACTGGCTACGCCCAGTTCCACAAAGACTTTATGGCTACCGTCAAAAAGCATGGCTGGACGGGCTGGACCGGCGAGGGCAGCAAGGCCGGCGAGGCTTGGCGTAGCCGGGTGATCTACCAGACCAACATGGCCACCAGCTATGCGGCGGGGCGTTATCGCCAACTGACCGACCCGGATTTTGTAACGCTGCGCCCTTACTGGCGCTACAAGCACGCCGACTGGGTGGCCAACCCGCGGCTGCAGCACGTGGCGTGGAACAACCTGACGCTGCCGCATGATCACGCGTTCTGGAAAACGCACTTCCCGCCGAATGGCTGGAGCTGCCACTGCCGTGTGACGCCGGTCGGCGCCCGGGAATACGCTAAATCTCAGGCGGCCGGCGAGACTGAACCCCCAGCGGGGTGGGATGCTCGCGACGATAAAGGCAATTTGCCGGGGGTGGCGAAGGGCTTTGACTATGCGCCGGGGGCCAGCGTGCACCGCCCGCTCAAAGCCTTCATGGACGAAAAGCTGATCAAGCTCGATGCCCCGATCGGCGCGGCGATGTATGAGGCGATGCGGCCAGCGCTGGTCGATGAAATGCGCCAGGCCGTCATTGATCTGGTCGCCACAGCCTCCGCCACTATGCAGTCCAGCGGGTTGGCTGCCCTGGCCCATGTCGTTGCGCCGCGCACGGTGGCCGATCTGGCCGCCCGGGGCGTGCCGATGGAATCCGCCGATGTCTGGTTGCGTGATGAGGAGCTGGTGCACGCGCTGCGCATCAGCAAAAGCGACCGAGGGGCAACGCTGCCGCTTACGGTATGGCAGGAACTGCCGGCCGTACTCGATGGGGCAACGCCTTACCTAGATACGCATGATGCGGCCCTGGTCTATGCCTTCGATCTGCCGGATGGCGTTGGCAAGGTGCTGGTGCGAGTGAATTACGCCGACAAGGTGCGTCTTCAGGGCAAACGGACGCGAATTACGTCGAACTTTGTGCGCACGGGTGGGGTAGTTGATGAAACAAGTATCCGCACGGGGAGCCAATATCTGGAACTGGAGAAGTAAGGCGGCGCCGGATTCGAACCGGATCATAGGACCGTTGCCAGCCACTAACCGTTCCCATTGGAAACAACCGCCTCACCCGCAGTATAGAAACCCAGCCCGGTTTTGTGAAGGAATCAATCATGTTCACCATCGAAGTCCAGGACAACGGCGTCCAAGCCGCCCTGCAAGCGATAGCCAAGCGGGCCAGCAACATGCAGCCGATTCTGCAAGCCATCGGCGAAGAAATCATGGAGCGCACCAAGGAGCGCTTCGCCACCGGCACCGGGCCGGATGGCCAGCGCTGGCAGGGTAACTCGATGGCCACCATTCAGGCGCTGATTGCCGGGGCGCGGGGCAAGAAAGGTGGCGTACTCAAGAATGGCAACCTGAGCAAAAAGGCGCAAACCTCGCTGGCGGGTAAAAAGGTGTTGATTGATACGGGTAGTCTGGAAAAAGAGTTTTCTCCGACCAATAAAGGCAAGACGCTGACGGTCACCAATAATTCGGTGACCGTCGGCAGCACCATGAAATATTCGGCTATTCACCAGTTCGGCGGCAAGGCTGGTAAGGGCAAAACGGTCACCATTCCTGCCCGCCCGTTTTTGCCGATCAAGCAGAATGGCGAACTCTACCCAGCAGAACGAACCAAAATCCTCGACGCCCTCAACGACTATTTGGCGGGTAAATATAAAGCTCCATTTTGGAGCTGAGACTGGTCAATTTTCTTGGTGCGGCCAATTTTCGCCACACGCAACTTGTTTTAATAATCTCGCTCAGTTCCGCTCAGCTCAGATTGCTCCAGCTCAAAATATCTCGCATTTCCCCGTTCATTTATCTCGTTCGTCCACATATTCGGAATACAAAATTTCGAACGCTTTCAAACCTGAGAAGCACACCGTTACACATCGCTACAGAAGGACTGTCATCGGAAGCATCCACCGGGTCGTTAAGCGGGCATAGCCACTTGAAACCAACGGAGAACATCATGATCCGCAACCCGAACACCGAATCCACACTATTCATTCAATCGCTCAAAAGCGCTGGCGTCGAGATCAGCAATGAGCACGAAGTGATTGAGCGCCTCGAAGAAGCGCGTGAATGGCACTTCGCCTTCACCACGCTCGTTAACCAGGGGCAGCGTATCGGTATCAGCTTTCTCGCCAACCCCGGCATGCAATCCGCTGAATTGCAGCGCGTGTTTGCCCAGTATCGGTTTGCGGATCATGCCGAAGCCGCTTTTGAAGCAAGTCTGCTCCACTAAGCAGCGGCATCAGGTGCGCAGCAAAACACCTTGCCCGGAACTGGATGGGCTGGATTTCAAGGGTTTTGGCTTGTATCCGGCGGGCTGAATTTCCGGTCGCAGTCGCCCACAAACAGGCGCTAGCGACAATCGCCGACTTCATGCAAAGTGCTTGAGGCTTAAAAAACTTCAAAACTTTGACAACCAAAATCAGTTTGATGCGTTAAACCCTATTGTCAGTACGTTGTAGGTATCTCTGTGCGTAAGCTTCTAATCATTCTCATGACTTCCCTTGCCGCGATGGGCGTGCATGCCGGGGAGCCAACAACCGCCGATGTTCAGCCCGAAAACATGACGGCGCTGGAGCCGAATGCCGACGTTTCGGTGACCATTGCGGCGATACCCATGCCGGTGCCGGTCATTGAGCTGGCCCGCTATTCGCCCAAGAAAAATGGTCTCGGGCAGAGCAAAAAAGTTAAGGCAGCGAAGGTAGCAATTGCGAAATCGATGCTCTCCCGGTCGGCGCGCCAGCAAATTGCGATAGCCAGCACGAGTACCAAGCCGGACGATAAGGCGCGACTCCTTGCCTCTGAGAATGAAGACGCCGGCACCGGCATCGATATGCTCGATCTGCATCGCTCCTTTAGCCAGCCCAGAGTCGCCAAGGTGGCCGATCAGGCTGACGATGACGACGAAGCCGTCAGCGATCTCCCCGATCACATCAAGCTGAGATTGTTAATGGCCCGGACAAAGGCCGTCGAAGCCCACATCCTGAACCAGGTAGGCAAGGCGTCGGATGCTGAGGAAGCAGAATTGTCCGACACCGTGAAACTCCGCTTGTTCCTGGCGCGAGCCCGGGCAGTGAAGGTGCACAGCGAAAAATACGGTTCTGCTTGA